ATTTTAGGTTTTCATGATATTGAGCGGTTATTAGCGCGGAGTTTAGCTGAAAGCGGCGAAGTATTTGTGCGAATGATACGCAAACCATTTGGCGATAGCCGGGTTCCATTTGCATTGCAGGTGCTGGAAGCTGATTATTTGATTGATGATGATATACCGCAGGCGGCAACTGGTAATACAGTACGAATGGGCATTGAGATTGATAGTTATTTAAGGCCACAAGCTTATCATTTTTATGCTAACCATCCCGGTGATACGTATGCCGGTAACCCACGCACTAATGGAAAGAAACTGCGTGTGCCAGCAGGTGAGGTTATCCATTTGTTTTTACCAGAAAGGCCAGGCCAGACGCGTGGCGTTACATGGTTTGCATCGGCATTGATGCGGTTGCATATGTTGCAAGGGTATGAGGAGGCAGAGGTTGTACGGGCACGCGCTAGCAGCGCGCTGATGGGTTTCATTCAATCACCTGAAGGTGAGTTGATGGGTGATGAAATTTATGATAATGAACGCGTTAGTGAGTTTACCCCAGGTGTATTTAAATATTTAGCACCGGGCGAATCAGTAACGGTGCCAGACCTTAACTCACCTGATGGCCAACTTGAGCCATTTACGCGTAGCATGTTGCGTGCTGTAGCTGCTGGCATCGGCGTTAGCTTTGAAAGCATCAGCAAGAATTTTTCCGAATCTAATTACAGCAGCAGCAGGCTTAGCCTGCTAGAAGAGCGCGATACGTACCGTGTGCTGCAACGTTATATGATAGAAAATTTTCATCAACAAGTATTTGATAACTGGCTTGAGATGGCAGTGCTAAGCGGTGAGTTAAAGCTGCCGGGCTATGAGTTAAATCCAGACCGTTACCGCGCTAGTAAATGGGTGCCACGTACATGGGAATGGGTGGACCCACAAAAAGAAGTTGATGCTTATAAGACAGCAGTGCGATGTGGATTTAAGACGTTAGCGCAAGTAATTACAGAGCAAGGCGGTGACCTTGATGCAGTATTGCTAGGCCGTCAGGCTGAGCTAGCAATGCTAGATGAGATGAATATTGTCACTGACACCGACCCAAGTGAAGTAAATGCAGTCGGCGGTGCGCAATCTGCAATGCAACCGTTTGAAGAAACGGAACTGCCAGCAGTGGAATTGGAAGATGAAAGCGATGATTAAAGCAGTTACAATGGAGGCATCATTGAATAAAAGCGTAATGGACCAAAAGCGCCCATACCCAAACGAGCACGCAGCACGGTTGACAGACCCAGAGCAGTATGACGATTTTCGGCGTGAAGATGACGCAGGCGGGCCGGGCATTGATTTTATCTATGGTATTAAAGGTGATACAAGCGAACTGCAAGCAATACGGTTTGACCTAGAGCAATTTACCGCAGATGAAGCGCTTAACTGGTTGATTGAGCATGAGTACGACCCGATTGAATTTGAAGAAGCAACAGGCCGCAGCATGACAGGTAAGTTTCACCGCGCTGAGATGACAGCATTTAGTGAGGTAGAAGACCGCACTTATGAATTTCCATTTAGTTCAGAACATCCAGTTGCTAGGTATTTTGGCAATGAAGTGCTTAGCCATGATGCAAGTGCTGCTGACCTTAGCCGATTAAATGATGGCGCACCATTGCTATTTAACCATGATGTAGACCGTGTTATTGGTGTAGTAGAAGCAGCAAGGATTGATGATAAAGCAAGGCGTGGTTATGCACGTGTTCGGTTTAGCAAGAATGAATTTGCGCAAGAGATTTTAGCTGATGTGAAGGATGGCATTCTTAGGAATGTATCCTTCGGCTATTCCATTGATAAGATGGAAGAGCGCGGCGGTGGTGACTATGTTGCCACTGCATGGAGCCCGTATGAAATCTCAATGGTTTCAATTCCGGCTGACAAAACCGTAGGGATTGGCAGATCACTGCTACCTACCACCACCGCTGCTTCGGCAGCACCATCCCCTGATCCCCTTCCTCCTATGGAAAACACCACCACTGATCTGGCCGTGGTGCGGGCTGAAGCCGCTGAGGCTGAACGCTCACGCATCTCCAGTATCAATTCTCTATGCACTAAGCATGGAATGGCCGACCTTGGCCAACAGCTAGTCGAATCTGGTCGTTCAATCGACGAGGCACGTGCTGCTGTCCTAGACAAAATCAACACCTACCAGGAGCCTGTGACTATGAGCGTTGCCGACATCGGCATGAGCGAAAAGGAAAGCCGCAGCTTTTCATTTTTGCGTGCCATCAACTATTTAGCAAATCCAACCGACCGCGCTGCGCGTGAATCGGCTGCATTTGAGATTGAAGCATCTGATGCTGCGGCTGCCAAATTGGGCCGTCAATCACGTGGTATCACAATTCCACAAGATGTGTTGCGCCGTGATTTATCTGTAGGCACTGCATCTGCTGGCGGTAACTTAGTTGCTACTGATTTGGATGCTGGCAGCTTTATTGATTTGCTGCGTAATGCATCTGCATTGGACCAAGCAGGCGCTACTGTACTAACCGGCTTGGTTGGTAACGTTGCAATCCCCCGCCAATCTGGCGCTGCTACTGCTTATTGGGTAGCTGAGTCTGGCGCACCTACTGAAAGCCAGCAAACGGTTGATCAAGTTAGCCTGACACCACGCACGGTTGCAGCTTTCACTGATTACAGCCGCCGCCTGATGCTGCAATCCAGCATCGACGTTGAGAACATGGTACGTAATGATCTTGCCCGTGTATTAGCGCTCAAGATTGACGTTGCTGGCCTTTATGGCACCGGCAATAGTAGCGAGCCACTAGGTCTGAAGCTAACAACTGGCGTTGGCACTGAAGACTTTGCTGCCAACACCCCTACATTTGCTGAAGTGGTAGCACTAGAAAGCGATGTAGCAGGCGCTAACGCATTGACCGGCAGCCCTGTGTATTTGATGAATGCTGCTATGCGCGGCGCTCTCAAAACTAAGGCCAAGGACACTGGTTCAGGTTTGTTTGTGATGGAAGGCGATTTAGTTAATGGCTATCGCGGCATCTTGTCTAACCAAGTTGCATCTAATGATTTGTGGTTTGGCAATTTTGCCGACTTGATCATTGGTTACTTCTCTGGCTTAGATTTGATGGTTGACCCTTACACACATAGCACTTCTGGTACTGTGCGTGTTGTAGCAATGCAAGATTGTGACATTGCGGTGCGTCACCCTGAGTCCTTCAGCCGTGGCAACAACACCCTCTGATTATGTTTATTAAGGTCTTACGGCAAACAATGTTGGCAGGCCAGGTTGTTCGTGTTGGGGATGTTGTTGAAGCATCCCTAACCGACGCCAAACTCCTGATTGGCATTGGTAAAGCCATTTTATCTGACCCTATCTCGCCCATTTGCTCTATCCCATCCACTCCCAAACGGAAAACTAAACCATGACTATTCACAACCTTGGCACCAAGACTACGATCTTGGGCCTCCTGCGCAACGATGTAGTAGCTGCTACCGCCACTGGTTCTGCAATTGATTTGCTGGGCTATGAAGGCGATATGGCAGTATTGCTTGATGCTGAAGCTGGCGGCGGTAGCATTACCTACGCGGTAAAGCTAACCGAGTCAGGTACATCTGGCGGCGACTACACTGATGTAACCGGCGGTGCATTTACCACCACTACCGCTAACACTGCTTCACTGCAAAAGATTACTGTTAATGTAACTAGCCTAAAGCGATTTGTTAAGGCAACCGCCACTGTTGCAGGTGGTACTGGTGCTGGTGCAGTTGCTGTTATCGGCTTAGCTTCCGCTAAGTACGGCTAATGGCATTAACGGAAGATCTAGGCATCTTCCTGGCAGACTTCGGCGTCAGTTGTACTGCTGGCGCCGTTACTGCTTTGGGTATTCTTGACATGCCAAGCCAAGTGCTTAGTGATGGCATGGTGCTTACTACTGACTACACGTTGACAGCTAAAACATCAGATTTTGGCACTTTAATACGTGGCAATTCTATTACCGTAGATGCCATTGGCTATACAGTAAGAGAAACAATGCTTATGACTGATGGTAAGTTTGTGCAAATTGCATTGCAAAAAACATGAGCAGTCATTTTAAGACTAATACACGCAATCAATGGTCATCATTGAATCCAATACTAATGGCGGGAGAGCCAGCGGTTGAAGACCATGCAAGAAATGTAAAGGTAGGTGATGGCCTGACAAATTGGAATAAGCTCCCATATTTTGGCTGCCCAGGCTATTGGGCCTCATTTTGGGATTTAACATCACAAACCGCAACAATTAATACACCGACTACAATTTTATTGCGTAGTGCTGATTTAGATAATAGCGGCATCAGTATTGCGTCAAATACAACAATTACATTTGCCTATGCTGGCGTTTATAGCATTACATTTTCAATACAGTTTACAAATAGCGATACTTCAATACATGATATAAATGTATGGTTACGCAGGAATGGTACTAATGTAGTTGCATCTGATAGCAGATTTAGTATTACGTCTAGCCATGGAGGAGTTGATGGCAATGTGATCGGCACGGTTAATTTTGTATTAAAGCTAGATGCTGCTGACTATCTTGAGTTAATTTGGGCTACTAGCAATGCTGCTGCTTATATCCATGCTGAGCCAGCTCAAACCAGCCCATTTGCGCATCCAAGCATTCCCGGTGTTATCTGTACCATAGTGCAAGTTGCATCTGCGTAATCATGACAACCAAACGCGAGACAATTATTGCTGCTGTACGTACAGCACTAACAGGCACCACAGGCGTTAGCACTAGGATTTATCGCAGTAGGGTAGAACCTATTACACGCGGTGAATCACCTGCAATTGTGGTTGAACCGCTTAGTGATACCGCGCAACAGAACACGGCATTGCCGACATTGGATTGGAGCTTAACGGTACGTGTGGCGGTAATTGTACGTGGCGCAATACCAGACCAAACAGCAGACCCAATTGTTGAAAGCTTGCACGCCAAGATAATGGCTGATTTGACGCTTGGCGGTTATGCTATAGACATTCAGCCAATTGCTGTCGATTTTGACATGCAAGAAGCTGACCAACCGGCTGGCGTTATTTCATGCGATTATCTGATTAGGTATCGCACAAGCGTTGCCGACTTATCCACTTAGCACTTGCTAGAATGATTGATGAATACCAAGGTGTAGGCGGTTCTTACGTCCTAGACCCCATCACCGGCACCCGCAAGCCAATCACCGAGGAACTGAACAATGGTCCTACTAACTCGCAAACGCCTGATTCTGGCGAAGACGGAAGCAACCTACGGGACGGATTCAAGCCCCGCCGGAACTGACGCCATACTGGTTAAGGAGTTAGAGATTACGCCAATTGAGGCTGATGTTGTTAGCCGTGATTTGATTCGGCCTTATCTTGGCAATAGCGACCAATTATTGGCTAACACTCGCGTTAGCATTACGTTCCAGGTTGAGTTAGCAGGTTCTGGCACTGCTGCTACAGCACCACGTTTTAGCAGCCTGTTGAAGGCGTGCGGAATGGCTGAAACCACAACTGCTGCTGCTATTACCGGCACCGCGCAGGCGGGTTCTGCTGGCAGCATTACGCTTGCGGCTGCTGCTAGCGCTACAGATGATATTTATAACGGCATGATTATTACGATTACAGGCGGCACTGGTAGCGGTGGCGTTGGCGTAATTACTGATTATGTAGGTAGCACTAAAGTTGCAACGGTACAAAAATCAACCGCAACATTTACGCCAGGTGCTTCTAGCACTTATAGCATTGCAGCTAACGTAGGTTACAAGCCAGTTAGCGCAAGCTTTGATAGTGCATCAATTTACTTTAATAATGATGGCGTGTTGCATGTTATCACAGGCGCACGCGGTACATTTGTATTAAATGCTGAAGTAGGCGAGATACCAACCATTGAATTTACAATGCTTGGCATTTACAATGCGCCTACTGATACAGCCGCACCAGCTACCACCTACACCAACCAAGCAACGCCTTTAATTTTTAAAGCTGGTAACACTACCGCGTTTTCGATCTTAGGCTATAGCGGTTGCTTGATGTCGCTTGAATTTGATATGGCAAATGAAACCGTTTATCGGGAGTTGGTTGGTTGTGATAAATCAGTAATTATTACTAATCGTGCTGTTGAAGGCACTTGCATGATTGAAGCCCCGACAATTGCGCAAAAAGACTTCTTTACTATTGCCAACGATGATACCACCGGCATTTTAACCATGCTGCATGGTACAACTGCTGGCAACCGCGTTACGCTATTGGCGCCAAAGGTTGACATTGGCAACCCTTCATACGAAGATAGCGATGGCATCCAAATGCTAAGCTTGCCATTTGCCGCTATTCCTACTAGCGCAGGCAATGACGAAGTTTCACTAACCTTTGCTTAAACCACCCAATGGCATTTGTATTAAAGCAATCCAGCAGCTATAGCTGGCCGGTTAGCGTTAAGTTACCGGCTGATGGCGGCAAGTTTGAAAAGCAAACCTTTGATGCTCAATTTAAACGGTTGCCACAAGCACGCATTAATGAAATTCAAGTTGATGTGCAAACACGCATCAAGGCAGCAGAACGCAATGAACAATTAGAAGGTGGCATCAGTGACCAGTCAATTGCCGATGAGTTACTGGTTGGATGGTCTGGCGTAGTAGATGGCGAGGGCGATGAGATTTTATTTTCTGAAACATTAAAAGAGCAATTGCTTGATATTCCAACAGTAGCCGCAGCTATTATTGTGGCTTATTTTGATAGTTTGACTGGAAGTAAAGCAAAAAACTAATAGGCGCTGCTCAGCATTGGGTTAAGGGCGGCGTGATTGACAAAACACTTGATGATGCTGCGGTGTTAGGTGTTCAACTTGACCATACGCCTGAACCAGAGTATTTTGAAATTGAACCTGAGGCATGGCCAGCAATGCAGGCATTCCTTGCATGTCAAACCCAATGGCGAATGGGTCCAAATGGACCGGTAGGGTTAGATTACACAGCAGTGGCGTGGGTGTTTAGACTGTATAAGATAGCCAACCCAGCCGCTGTGCTTGCTGATATGCAAATCATTGAAGGCGAAATTTTGGCAGCTATTCACAAGAAGGAGGGTTGACTGTGGCGCTTAATATGAATGCTGCTGTAAAAATCCAAGCTAGTGTTGATGGCATTGCATCAATTAATGGGCTAGAAAAAAGTCTTAACCGAGTCGACAAAGAAGTAACTGGCTTAAGCGGCGCATTTCAGCGCCTTGGTAATGCTGGCAAAACTGTTGGCGGTGTACTTGCTTCAATCGGTATTGGGGCTCTTGCAAATACTTTTGCAACGGCTGGCATTGATGCGGAAAGAACTAACAAACGCATTGCGAATCTTGCTGGCCCATTAAAAGAAACTACATCTTTAATGAAGTTTGCAACACAGGCTGCAAAAACCTATGGCATTGGCCAAACGCAAGCAAAAAATGCGGTTGCAGATTTATACGCTCGGCTGAGGCCAACTGGCACATCTCTAGAAAAAATCAAAACAGCTTTTATTGGTGTAAATAATGCTGCTGCTGCCATGAATTTAACCACGGGTCAAACTGACAATGTAATGCTGCAATTAAGCCAAGCACTTGGTTCTGGCAAATTGCAAGGTGATGAATTTCGTAGTGTCATGGAGCAATTGCCTTCTATTGGCCAAGCTGTTGCGGATGTTCTTGGTACTAACGTAGCGGGGTTAAAACAGATGTCATCTGAAGGCAAAATTACATCTGATGTTTTGCTTGAGGCTTTGGCTAAATTATCACAACAAAAACCACCGCCTCCTGACGCTTACAAAAAATTTCAAGCTGCATTAGCTGATTTGCAAACTGAAATTGGGACTAAGTTGTTGCCAGCCCTTACGCCTTTAGTGCAATTTGCGTCGCAGTTGTTAAGCAGTTTTTCAGCACTGCCCGCCCCATTGCAAACTCTTATTGTTGCAATTGGTTCATTAGCGGCGGCATTTGTCGTTTTAGCACCGGCTATAAATGCAATTATTAGTATTTTTACAACATTAGGCGGGCTGTTTGCAGGCGGCGGCGTATTTGCCACAATTGCCGGGTCACTTGGTGCTTTAGGGCCTGTTGTGGCTGCTATTGGCAGCGCTTTAAGTGGGCTAGGAACTATTTTGGTCGGGATATTTACAGGCCCTGTTGGCTGGGCAGCATTGCTAATAGCAGCAGGCGTTGCGATATATGC